GAGGGATAAGTACATAACGTCAGGTAAATTTTCTAAAGTAGAGCAACAGAGTTTATTAGATATTAGAGCAAAAGTTGTAGAACAATCTGGTGGTCTATTAGCTGGTATAGTAGATAAAGTTACTAGCAAGTTTGGCGTTGCCCCAGAGTTAACAAAACAAATTACAAAGGTTGCGGAGCAACTAAAAAAGGTAGATAATCCTGTAGCTATTAAAGAGGATGGTACGGCTACATTATCCGCAGAGGTAAATCCTAGTTTTAGTGATGCTAGAGAGGCTAGTCTTTCACAAACACCTAGTACTTCATCATTTAATCCTAGAAGAGAAGCTAGTCTTTCACAAACACCCACTTCTACAATTGATCCTAGAAGAGAAGCTAGTTTTTCACAAACACCCACTTCTACAATTGATCCTAGAAGAGAAGCTAGTTTTTCACAAACACCCACTTCTACAATTAACATGGAAAGAGATTTAGGTGCACCTGCAACTGCACCCTTACCAAACTTACCAAACCGAACGTTTAGGGACATGTCTCCTACGGCAGTACAGACTCGCGATAGTTTTTACGGGACAGATCAAAATACCCCTATGCCTATAAATACTTCTACCTATACAGCACCATCATCTATGAACCTTCCTCCTATAGTAAATCGTGAAGACCCAGAGATTGGTAAATCTGTTGTAACATTAGATACTCCTGTAGTTCGTGCTCCACCTTTAGACAACACTCGCCCTGCAGATTATACAACCCCTACTGGTGTATTACCTTTTATGCAACCTGTAGTAAATGATAGAATTACTGCACTTAATACATTACCAGACCCTACAATAGGCACAAATGATAACTATCCAAAATTTAGTTTTGAACCAGATGAAAGCGGTGTATACCGTGCAGTAGGTAGTTATCCAGAATATAACAATGCTGGTGATCCTGTTTTAGGTTTAGGGCTACCACAAAATAGAGACGCAGGTATATTAAACCCAACCGAACAAAATCAAGTGACAGCTTTACCTACTGAAACTAGAGATGTATCGCAGTACACTGCACCAAAATCTATGACAACCCCTGCCGTTGATCCTAGAAAAGCTACTGACGGTTATGGTAGAGATATTGCACCTGTCAGTGTTGATCCTAGAAAAGCTACTGACGGTTATGGTAGAGATATTGCACCTGTCAGTGTTGATCCTAGAAAAGCTACCGACGGTTATGGTAGAGATATTGCACCATCGCCAATTAGCATGGAAAGAGATTTAGTAGGTGCGGCTACTACTTCATCAAATGTAACTTCACCAATTCCACCATTGCGTCCAAAGGACTTAAGTAGCAATGTAATTTCAAACGTTACAGACACTGCTACTAGTGATATTACTAATAATAGCATAGTAAAAAAACGTGAACCTGTAAAAACATATAAGGCGGGTCAGTCTACTATGAGTACTGCATGGAATAATTTACTTGATGCTAATTTAGGTAGAGCAATGCAAGACAATAAAAGTGCAGGCAAGCAGGGTGGTACAACAGTAAATAACTATGTAGTAGGACAAGTTTCCGACGGTACTTCAACAGGAGTTTTGTCAGACAAAGATGGTTTTGCAATTAGATCATCTACAGGTAAAAATGTATTTATAGATGAGCAGGGTGCATACCATAAACCTACTCTGGTTGAAATGATTAAGTTTGGTCTTAGTTATAGACAACGTGAAGTTGGTGAGTATGATCGTAATGCAATTAGTATTGCTAGTACAAATAGAAAAACTACAGTTACACCAGACAGAAAAGGTGAATTATCTACAAGTTCAAAAGCTAAACTTGGAACGGACGCAAGTGGTGGTGATCCAAACATGGCAGGTGCAACATGGACAAATCAACCGGGAACTAATGTATTAACACGTACCTTTGATCCTGCTAATAGACGAGATAATAATGACCGAGATGATAATGAAGGTACAACTTTTGCCCCTTCTATATCAAAAGAATTTAACACTACCTATGCCGATAGACAAAAAGATAACTTTAATGCTCCCGCTAAGTCTAAAGCAAAGGCTGGACAAGGTAGTAGTTATGGTAATTCTGAAGCTGGTGGTGGTGGCTCAGGTGATGGCGGCGGTAAAATTGTATGTACCGCTATGAATAATTCATATGGCTTTGGCTCATATCGTCAAGCTATTTGGTTATCTTATTCAGAAAAGAGCTTGACAAAGGCACACGAAGTAGGTTATCATATATTATTCCAACCACTTGTTGATATAGCGTATAAAAATAATAACAAGTTTGTTAGAACTATCCTAGAAAATATTGCTAGACACCGTACTGCAGACTTACGTGCGGAGATGCAAGGTAAGAAACGAGATACTCTAGGACGTGTATACCGATCTATACTAGAACCCATCTGTTACCTCGTAGGTAAATATAAAATGTTTAGGAATAAGTAACATGGAATTTGAAGATTATAAAATGAATGTGGGTAATCGTTTTGATTTATTACCCCCAGAAGATAAACAACAAATAATAGATTTAATACAATCCCCAGCGGGACAAATAGTAGTAAGTTTATTAGGTCCAGAATTGTTGGGTGAATTAGAACCACCTGCACCTGCACCTAGACGACGTGGTTTAGCAGCACGATAATCTGCTATATATGTATACTGGCTACTCATCCCCCATATACGGCTACGGTGGCTCCAGTTAGGAAAATATAATGAACGATAGTATTTTGGCAGAAGATATGACGCCACAAAATACGGTAGCATTTGCTAACCGAAAATACAGTAATGAAGACAAGCGTAAGATGGAAGAGGAAGAACTAGAAAAACTTATTGCAGAACAAAATAACTCTGCAGAAGAAACATCTAGTGAAGAATCTGAAGTTCCTGCAAATGCAGAAGAGAAAAGTTTTAAGAAACGTTATGGTGATCTTCGTCGCCATATGCAAGATAAAGAAAAGACATGGGAAGACAAGCTTAAAAGTATTGAACGTCAGCTTGACCAGTCTACTAAACAAGAAATTAAATTACCTAAGTCCGATGAAGACATTGACGCATGGGCAAAACAATACCCCGATGTAGCAGCCATTGTAGAAACTATTGCAATTAAAAAAGCACGTGAACAATCTGCAGGTCTAGAAGATCGTGTAAAAGAAATTGATAATATGAAAGCTGATGCAACTCGTCAGAAAGCTGAAGTAGAATTAATGACTGTACACCCTGACTTTGGTGAAATTAGAGATAGTGATGAGTTCCATGAATGGGCAGACAATCAGCCTAAGTGGGTACAAGACGCTCTATATGAAAATGCCGATGACTCTCGGTCTGCATCCCGTGCAATTGACTTGTACAAAATGGATGCCGGTATAAAAACAAATAAACCTGCAACTTCGAAAGATGCTGCACGTTCTGTAAATAATAGGACAGATCGAAGTAAACCTGACGCTAACAATTCTAAAGGCGTATACAAAGAATCACAGGTAGCTAAGATGTCCCCACAACAATACGAAAAGGCTTCCGATGCAATAATGGAATCTATTCGTGGTGGTACATTTATTTACGATATGTCGGGCAATGCTCGGTAAAAGCTATTGACATCTAAGTTATTTATGATATAACTATATGTACAATGTATTAATGCGGCCCCTATACGGATACCCGCATTAGTAATACACTAAAATTACGCAAACAACAATAACGCTTTCGGACAACCTAATGTTTCGTGGCCCGTTTTATTAGAAGGTAGGCCAACTTTCTGAAGAACGCACCCTAGTAGAACTTAGCCTCTGTATAAGTCATTAGTCGTTTGCATCTGTATCTAATGCTAAGGAGAATTATTATGGCATTCGGAACCGCTGGTGGTTATAACAGTTTACCAAATGGTAACTTTTCACCAATTATCTACAGCAAACAGGTGCAACTTGCATTCCGCAAAGCATCTGTCTGTGAGGCAATTACTAACTCTGATTATTTTGGAGAAATTGCAAATATGGGTGACTCAGTAAAAATTATTAAAGAACCTGAGATCACTGTTCAACCCTATCTGAGGGGCACGACAATAACGCCACAAGATTTAGACGATGAGGACTTTTCATTGACAATCGACAAAGCGAATTATTTTGCTTTTAAGGTTGACGATATAGAAGAAGCCCATTCCCACGTAAACTTCCAAGGTCTTGCCTCGGATCGTGCGGCTTATCGTTTAGGCGATCAGTTTGACCAAGACGTACTTGGTTACTTAACAGGCTTTAAACAGTCTGCATTACATGGAAGTCCAGACACTGTAAATACTACCGTAAATGGTACAGTTGCAGTTTCTACAGCAGGAACTGACGAACTATTAGCGTCAATGAAAATTACCGCTGGTAACTTTGGTGGTACGGCTGGTGAAGCTCTTGCTTTACAACCTCGTACTGGTGGAGCTACTGACTCAACACCTGCTGCTGGTGATACTTTCCCACTAACCGTCATTGCACGTATGTCACGTCTGTTGGATCAACAGAATGTGGATACACAAGGCCGTTGGTTGGTTGTAGACCCAGTATTCATGGAACTTCTAAAAGATGAAGATTCACGTTTGTTTAATGCTGACTTTGGTGGTTCTGGTTTACAGAATGGTCAAGTTGGAACTAACATTCATGGTTTCCGTGTATATACTTCTAACAACTTACCTACTGTTGGTAGTGGTCCTTCCTTTGCTGGAACGAACTCAACTGCTAACTTTGGTATGATTGTTGCTGGACACGACTCAGCCGTTGCAACTGCAGAGCAGATCAACAAAACTGAGACATATCGTGACCCAGACAGCTTCTCGGACATTGTTCGTGGAATGCATTTGTATGGACGAAAAATACTACGTCCAGAAGCCTTGGTTAACGCCAAGTATCACTTAGCTTAAAGGGAGGAAATAACTTATGGCTACTTTAACAGCATTATTACAAACCGCCCGTGGTGATTCACCTCGTGGTCGCAGCGCTTATTTAGTTGAGATGACGATTGATCTTACTGCACAGGCTATTGATTGTTCATCTGGGGATATAGTTCAGGCTATAGCAATTCCAGCGGATACAGTAATTCTTTGGGCTGGTGTACAGGTTGTCGAAAGCGCAACTATGAACACTGGTACAAATGCTACTGTTGTTCTTGGTACTGCAATTGATCCTAATGAATACGTTGCTGCATTTGACATTGATGGAGCTGCCGATCTTGCATATGCTCCAACAGTGGCTCAGGCAGGTGTACTTATTAGTGCAGCCGCAGACACAATGGACGTAACCTTCGCAGGTGACGGTGCAACATTCTCAGCAGGTAAACTTCGTGTTTACTGTATGCTTATGGATGTTAGTGCTCAAGGTTCATTAGAAGGTACTGAAGTTGCTCGTGACGCACTTGCATAAATAAAATACTGAGGGGGCTGGTTTTGTACTGGCCCCTTTAGGCTATGTTAAATCTTTAGGTAAAATAATGACACTCACATATCTTACATTAGCTAACGACGTTATTACTCGTATGAATGAAGTAGCATTAACTTCTGGTACATTTAATAATGCTAGAGGTATACAAATACAGTGTAAGAATGCTGTTAATGAAGCAATACGTTTTATTAACCAAAGAGAATTTTCTTATCCATTTAATCACGCTATAAATAATTCTACATTGGTTCCGGGAATATCAAGGTATACTTTGCCTACAGATTCAAAGCATGTAGATTACAATACCGCAAGAATAAAAAAAGATAATGACTTAGGTTCTTCAGGTACTAGTCTTACTATACTTACATATAATGAATACATAAGTAAAGACTATGCAAACCAAGAAGATGATGTTATATCTACTACACTAAACGGTACACACACAAATTCAATAACAACAATAACACTTACTTCTGTTACTGGTCTTGCCGCAACAGGAACTATACATGTAGGCAGTGAGCAAATTACATATACAGCAATATCTAGTAGTACTCTTACAGGTTGTACACGAGGTGCTGGTGGAACTACTGCCGCCGCTTACGCCAGTGGAGTAACGGTAACACAATTTGATAGTGGTGGTATGCCAAAAAATATAGTTCGTACTCCGGACAATAACTATTTATTATATCCGTACCCAGATAAAGAGTACAAACTTGCTTTTGATTACTACACATTTCCAGCCGATTTAGTTGCACATGATGACACTACAACTATTCCCGATAGGTTTAAGCCTGTTATCATAGGTGGCGCTACTGCTTTTGTATATCAGTATAGAGGTGAAGTAAATCAATACCAACTTAACTTTCAAAGATTTGAACAGGGTATTAAGAATATGCAAACACTTCTTGTTAATAGGTTTGACTACCTTAGCTCTACAGTAATAGAGAGACATTAATGCCAGATAGTTCTCAAACACAACCAGTAGCATTTAACTGTGAGGGTGGTTTAGTTTTAAATCGCTCTACGTTTCAGATGGAGCCGGGTCAAGCTTTAGTTTTAGAAAACTTTGAGCCTGACATTGAGGGTGGGTATAGAAGAATAAATGGTTTTCGTAAATACGTTAATGTAATTGTACCACAAACTTTTAATGCAAATGAAACCGTAATAGGATTAGCTAACTTTAATAACCAAGTTATAGCCTGTAGAGGTGAAAAGATTTATCGTGCAGCTTCTACTGAATTAGCTATATCTATTAATCAAACCGATACAATGTCTGGTTCTGGTATAATTAAAGTAGATAATGCTACTGGTTTTCCTACAAGCGGTACTTTGACACTTCTTGGAGCTACAACTCAAGACGGTAGTACTGGTGTTACTGAAACATTTGATTATACAGGAGTTAGCCTAACAGCAACACCAAATGAATTTACTGGTGTAACACGTTCTGGTAATAGTCAAAGTACAAAAGGTAAACACTTAGCAAATGTAACAGTTTCCCCTGAGTGGACAGAAATAGACTCAGGAAGAACAGGTGCAGTAAAGTATAGGACTGAAAGATTTAATTATGATGGTAATGAAAAGATTATCTTTGTTGATGGCGACAACGCACCTGTAGTTTTTAATGCTTCTTTTAGTGCTACTGATGTAACTACTACGGCAGTTGTAGGTTCTAAGTTTATTGCCTCTTTTAAATCTCATATGTTTTATGCAGGTAAGTCTACTACGGCAGAAGAGTTGATATTTAGTGCACCTTTTAATGAAGATGATTTTACTTCTGGTAATGGTGCAGGTAGTATTAGAGTAGACGATACTATTACAGGAATAAAAGTATTCCGAGATTCATTATTTATATTCTGTGAAAAGAGAATATTTAAACTAGTAGGAAATACGTCAAGCGACTTCCAGATAATCCCTGTTACTAGAAATATTGGTTGTCTTAATGGTGATACTATACAAGAATTTGCAGGAGATTTAATTTTTCTTGCAGCAGATGGTCTTAGAACTGTTGCCGCTACTGCAAAGATTGGTGATACTGAACTTGGTACAATAAGCCGTAACGTTCAAAGTCTTTTTGATACAAATATTATTAACTCCTCTCTCTTTGAAAGTGTAGTTATAGCTGATAAGACACAGTACAGAATCTTCTTTACAAAAGATGGACAAGCTGATAACATTACAAGATGTGTTGTATGTGTTAAAAAAGAACAGGGCTATGAGTTTTCAGAAATACGAGGCTTTAAACCTATTGTTACAGATACACTTGTAAGAGCAGGAGATGTATTAGTATTACACGGAGACTCTGCAGGATTTATACACAGACAAGAAAAAGGCGATACCCTAGATGGTATACCAGTACTAGGACGATACAGAAGCCCTGATTTAAGTTTTGGAGACAGTGGCATACGTAAACATATGCAAAGAGTTATTCTTAACTTTAAACCTGAATCAGCTATAAGTGCAGACTTATTAATAAGATATGATAATGAAAACAACCAGTCTGCTAGACCACCACCGTACTCTATTAGTTCTACAGATGTAGCTTCTCAATTTGGTGTAGCTGTATTTAGTACTGAAAGTAGTGCAGCAAGAAATGTGTTTGGAGGGCCTTCACAGCCTCTCTTAAGACAACCAGTAGAAGGCTCAGGTTTTTCTACAATATTAAGAATAAATGATAATGGTGAATCTAGACCATATTCACTAAAAGGGTTTCAGCTAGAATACCAATTAGGAGCAAGACGTTAAATGGGTGCTACATACACAAGACAATCTACCTTTACTGATGGAGATGTTATCGAC